AAGTGCGTCAATTGTATTAGGAAAGACTAAGATATCCTCTGACAACAACGGGTCAATATCTTTTACAAATGTCAGTAACCCAACTCAAAAAGTAATAGGGTCTTATTCGGGTTCATTCACAGGTAGTATAAAATTACCTACCGTACCACAAGGAGCAGCAGAAACAAATATACTTCTTGTAAACGGTAGTGGTAATGTTGTCTATAGAAGCAACCTATCTTTAACAGGAGCTCAAGGTAATCAAGGTACTCAAGGAACACAAGGAACAGTAGGTACACAAGGTTTCCAAGGCAATCAAGGCCCACAGGGAAACCAAGGTATTCAAGGAACTAACGGAACAGTAGGAACTCAAGGATTCCAAGGCAATCAAGGTGCTCAAGGAAACCAAGGTATTCAAGGAACAGTAGGTACACAAGGTTTCCAAGGTATTCAAGGTACAGTAGGAACACAAGGAACTAACGGAACAGTAGGAACTCAAGGATTCCAAGGTAATCAAGGTGCTCAAGGTAACCAAGGTATTCAAGGAACAGTAGGAACTCAAGGATTCCAAGGAAGGCAAGGCCCGCAGGGAAACCAAGGCCCAACAGGACTTCAAGGAACTAACGGAACAGTAGGTACTAACGGAGCTCAAGGAAACCAAGGCCCAACAGGAGTTCAAGGAACAGCGGGAACTAATGGAGCTCAGGGATTCCAAGGAGCTACAGGAGCAAGTGCAGGAATAACATCATACACAAATCCTGCCGACAATAGAGTAATAACATCAGTATCTTCAACAACAGTAAATGCAGAAACCAATTTAACATTTGATGGTACTACTTTAACAGTTGTTGCAGGTGATTTAAAAATAACAGCAGGTTCAATTTCAGTGGGGGGCAACATAGCAAATAGTGCAACAGATGGTAGAATTGATGCAAGTAATGACATTGTAGCATATTCATCTTCAGATAGAAGATTAAAAGAAAACATAAATAACATTGAAAATCCAATTGAAAAAATATTAAAGATAAATGGAGTTGAATTTGATTGGAAAGAAGAACATTATAAAATCCATGGTTATATAGGGAATGATGTTGGTGTGATTGCTCAAGATTTAAAAGATGTATTACCGCAAGCATTAAGAATAAATGATACGGGATATTACGCAGTTAGATATGAAAAACTTATACCATTACTTATTGAGTGTATTAAGGAATTAAATAATGAAATAACTTTATTAAAATCGAAATAATATGCCATTACAAGCAAGTGGAGAAATAAGTATTAGTCAGATTAGTACTGAGCTATTAAGAAGAGGCACGAATTCATATAGTTTAAGAACACTCAGTAGTGCCGCTAGTAAATCCTCACCCGATGCAATGAGTGAATTTTATTCATTCAATGGATGTATTCCTTACGGGACATTTTATGGTCAAACTTGTAGCGGTTATGGTTTATATAATCTTTTCTATGATGGTACTTGTAATGCTAATGGTACTTCTTTTGGGTTGTATAATGTGGGTGTAAATGGGTGTTCTCCCACTTGCGGAGCTCCAAGTGGTTGTACCGCAGCAGGTACTATTATATATCAAGAATGCACATGTTATATGGAATATTTTTTAGGAGAGGGTGATGGTATATGGGGACAATATCCCGATGGATTTGCCAAAAAGATAGCTGATGGTTGTTGTGGGTATTATTATGAGATAATACAACCATATAATAGCTCTTGTGACGCTTTTTGTTGTTCTATTGGGGTAAATTGCCCATAATTAAGGTACTATCAAATAATCTGAATATAAATTTAAAAATATGAATATATTATTTACACACGAAATAACTAAATTATCAGGTAAAGCATCTTTAAATGATTTTGATAAGGCTATCACTAAAATTAGTTTTAGACTAAAAGGGGTAACTTCCGACCTAATAGCTGTGGAAACAACTCAAGATGTTAGTATGCTTTTACCACCACCAAATCCTGATAACTTTATTCCATATTCTGATTTAACAGAAAAAATTATTTCCTCATGGATTAAACCAACTCCATCATATACTATATTTTGTGAGCTTATTACTAAAGAATTAGAAAAAAAAATATATCCCGATATTGAGGGAATAAGAGAATTTGATTTTGATGAAACAATATTTCCTTGGATGGAAAATATATTATAATATAATTATGAAAAACAAAATAGAAGAAATCGAAAACATAATTAATGAGTCTAATGAACTTGTTATAATTTATGTGAAACTTATGATATGCAATGCTAATTCTGAATTTGAATTACAAATCCAAAAAAATATAGATAAAACTCAGAGAGATATTAAATTATATACTCTTTGTTATAAGCAAGACGATATTCCTTTTCCAATGCCCTATGATAATAGAGTGTATGTTTTTGTACCAAAAAATCAAATACCATTTTTGAGTATTGACGCAAAACCGTTTATTAATGATTTTGATTCTTTCATTCAAAATGTCACATCAATACTAACAGGAGTACCACCTAAAAATATTCCGTCTCCTGGGGAAATTGATGTTATAAAAAATCCTGAGAAGGCGAAGAAAATGGAAGAACTTTTGAAAGAAGAAGATATTTATAAATTTCCATCTACTTTTCAAATGGCTAGAAATGCATTTAAACAAGCTTGGGATTCCACCAAAGGAGTGTTATATGGAAGAAATTTCTTAGTAGATGCTGACACTGCTAATAACAGATATAGTATGTGTGAAGGGTGTGAATTCTTTAAGGAAAAACGATGTACTCAGTGCGGTTGTTTTATGGACGCAAAGGTTCACCTAGAATTAGCTACGTGCCCATTAGGAAAATGGTAATTACTAAATTTGTTACAAATCGGAGCGAATATACCATATTATATATAACATAGTAAAACAAAAAAAATGCCTTCAAAAACAGAAAAACAACAAAAATTCTTTCAAATAGTAAAAGCCTATAAAGATAAGAAAATGTCAGCAGCAGAAGTAGGAAAGAATGTAGAAGATGCGGCTAAAGGTATGTCAAAATCACAAATAGAAAAATTTACTAAGTTAGTTAAGGAAATGATGGATTCAAAAAATTCTGCGAAGAAGACCCTACAAAAATAATAAGTAAATAAACAATTAAATAATATAAAAACAAAGTATTTACTATATAGCGTATATATTTATAGATGATAAAGAAACATATTAATAAACTAAAAAATCAAAAAAAAATGTCTTTAGGTATTGAAAAATTAAAACCTGCAATTCAACATTTAGCTCAATTGATTTCTTCATCTACTAAAGTAGATGTGAATGGAAACGGTATAGTTGATAGTTCTGAAATTTTCGGTATTGTACAAGTATTAGTATTCAAAGTGATTGCTATTTACGGAACATTACCTGCTGCTTTAGCAGAATTAAAGGATGTTGACTCTGTAGAAAGAGCTGAGTTAGTAAAGGTATTCAATGAAAACTTTGAGTTGTCAGATGATGTAGTTGAAAGTTTATTAGAGGAGTGGTTTGTAGTAATTGACCAAGTTATTACACTATCTTCAAAAACAGTAACTAAATTCTCAAAGTAATCGTAAAGTAAGCAACTGAGAAGAAAACTAGATTAAGAGAACCCCATCTATGATGGGGTTTTTTATTATAATATAATATATTTATAGTAAGAATTGGTATTAGGTAATAGCAAATAAAGTAAGGAAAAGATGGCAAACATCCCTATTTGGCCGGGTTCGGCATCATTCTTTCAAGGAGACACTCCCTATGGAACATATGATAATGAATATGCATTTCAGCAAGATGCAGACATGATTGCAGATTGGTGTGCAAGGAGATTAGGCTACCCTATAGTGGATGTAGAATTACAACAATCAAACTTTTTTGCAGCATTTGAGGAGGCAGTAACTGAATATGGTTCTCAAGTAAATACTTATGTCAGTAGAGATAACTTACTATATTTATTGGGAGTAAATACAGGTTCTCAAAGTTTAACTCAAGAGTATGTAGATGCTAACAATTCTTCAATATTCAAGTTATCAGAGCATTACGGAACACCTGTAGGTGTAGGAGGGAATGTTACATATTTTACAGGTAGTTTACAAATACGGCAAGATAAACAAACATATGATTTATCTAAGGATACCTCAATTGCATTAGAATCAGGTTCGTTTATCAATGGTAATTACACAATAAGAAAAATACATCACTATCCAATACCTGCATTAGTAAGGTATCAAGACCCATACGGAGGTTCAGGATTAGGCACACAAGGATTAATAAATGGTTTTGAACTAGGAGGTTATACAGCTGCTGCAAGTTTCATGCTATATCCTTTAAATGCTGATTTACTTAGAATGCAAGGAATAGAATTTAATGATTTAATTAGAAAGAGTGCATATAGTTTTCGTTTAGTAAACAACAGACTAACTATATTCCCGATACCCTTACGAGATACCAAACTACACTTTGAGTATACTTTAAATAATATGGAAAGTAATCCATTAAAACGGGGGAGAGGACGCATAAGCGATTACTCAAATGTACCATACAGTAACATGGTATATTCACGTATAAATGCAATGGGAAAACAATGGATAAAAAAATATACACTAGCACTATCTAAAGAGATGCTAGGATATGTAAGAAGTAAATACAGTTCAATACCTATACCTGAATCAGATATTACATTAAATGGTGATGCATTACTAAGTGCGGCAGAAGCAGAAAAAACATCATTAATTGAAGAGTTAAAAGAAATTCTAGACCAATTCTCAAGACAGAATTTACTAGAAAGAAAAGCAGCTGAATCAGAAGCATTGCAAGTTGAAATGAGTAGAGTACCCTTAAGATTTTATATAGGATGATAAAGTATTAATATATGCCATTATTCGGAGGTTCAAGAGATGTAAGTTTAATAAGAAGATTAAATAGAGAATTAATTAACTCTATAATTAATACTGAAGTCATAGTATATAAGATAGCTACGCAGTATACCAAAATAAATATATATGGTGAATCTTCCAAAAAAATATTTTATAATCCAATGAGGGTTAATTCTCTAATAACAAGAGAAGAAAAAGATTATGATGGTGATGAATTAACTACATATATTAGAAATATATCATTTTCATTTCTTAGAGATGATTTAAAAGATTTAAATCTTGTAATACAAGAAGGTGACGTAATTAAATGGGATTCTGAATACTACGAATTAAATTACGTAGGTTCAAATCAATTATGGACAGGACGAAATCCTGATACATTACTAGCAACTGTAGAAGATGGAAGAGATGCATTTGGTTATAATGTAAGTATTATTGCAAGAGGTATGAAAATAACAGCAGACCGCTTAGGAATTGAAAATGTAATGACTCCGAGAAATAGCATATATGATTTACCAAATAGAATATAATGGCAGAAAATCCTAATTTATCATTAACAGGTGTTGAACCACCATTTAGTAGAGCGTATGAAACTAGGAGAGATACTGACACCTTTAGAACTCCTGCCATAACATTATATGATGTTGATTATGCAGTTATGCATTATTTAAAGAACACAATAAATGCTCAAGTTGAGCAGAATGATTCAATGGTTGATGTTCCTATAGTTTATGCATCTGCCGAAATTTGGAATCAAATACAGGCAAGAGGATACATGAGGGATAAGCAAGGGAAGATACTAGCTCCATACGGAACTATTAGAAGAATATCGATGTCTGAGGATGAAAGATTCAAAAAATTAGATGTTAATTACGGTTCTGCTACGATATCTATAAATCCAAAACAAAGGAATTTTGAAAATATCAGAGACCAACATGCAACATTATCTAATTCTAAATTTTCTGATGAGTATTACATATCAGTATTACCTGAGTTTTATATAATTGAATATGAACTAATATTGTTTAGCTATTATATAGAGCAAATGAATTCCATAGTTCAAGATATAATTCCAACAAGTAATTTTAGTTGGGGAGATTCATTTAAATTTAAGACAAGAGTTGGAGATATAAATTTTGATACTATAAACCCAACAACTACAGAAAGACTAGTGAAGGCTACTACATCATTGACGGTGGATGCAAGATTACAACTTGAATTTGAGTTAAGAAAATCAACAATACAGAAGGCATATACGACTAAAAGAATTGTGTTTAGAACGGAACAATCATCATTTGATATAAATGCTGTTGATAGATTCCCAAATGAACAGGAGTGATATAATTTTGAAAAATTTAAGTACTATTTATATTTAGAAAACAATTATTAAATTCAATAAGATAAAAAATGGCTAACGAAAGATTTGTAAGTCCGGGTGTATTCACGAGAGAACAAGACCTAAGTTTTCTTCCTCAACAGATACAATCAATTGGAGCAGCAGTGATTGGCCCTACCCTATACGGCCCTGCTTTTAGACCTACCACAATATCAAATTATTCTGAATACCTTAGAGCATTCGGTAATAGTTTTATTAGCGGTTCAGGAGCTTTTGCACAAGAATTCAAATTTTTGACAAACTATACTGCACAAGAGTATTTAAGATACGGTGATAATCTAACAGTTGTTAGAATCATAAATAGTAATGCAACTATAGCCAAAACTAATGTAGTTAGTTCGGGTTCATATAAAGCATTCTTAAACAGGGGTAAGACCAAAACTAATCTAACAGCATCACATTTTAATCAGGCATCTGCTTCATTTAAAATTCATTTAATGTCAGAAGGTTTATATGGTAATAGTGGTACTAATATTGCATCTAATAATGGTATTGAAGACCCATCTACAACTCAAGCATTAGGATTATTATCATCAACTTATGGTACAAGATATAATTTTAGATGGGAAGTAAACAATGTTAATGTTAAAAGAGGTACATTTAACTTAACACTCAGAAGAGGTGATGACAGAACAGGTAGAAAAGTTGTTATTGAACAATTTAGTAATGTGTCACTAGACCCAAATGATGCGGGATACTTACCAAGAGTTGTTGGAGACCAAGTATATACTTTGAGAGGTACGGGAACAGGAAGACCTTATCTTCAATTATCAGGTTCATATCCAAATCGTTCAAGATACGTTAGAGTTGAGATTTTAAAGAATACATTAAACTATTTGAATGAAGCAGGTGGTATTAGAAGTGGTGCATTATCTGCATCCCTACCCGCTGCTGTATCAGGAACTTTTGGATTTGGAAGTGATGGATATGTTCAACATCCAAGAGCTTTCTATGATAGCATTGTAGCAAGTAATACTCAAGGATTTAATTTAGCTCAAGGAGCAGCAGGGATTAGTGGTTCTACGGCTTATTATGATGCAATTGATATCTTGTCGAATGCTGATGAATATGATATTAACACTCTATACATTCCCGGTTTACTACAAGAGGCAGGAGGAAAACACAGTGATATCATCACATATGCCATCGCAATGTGTGAAGAAAGAGGTGATGTCTTCCTAGTAGTTGACCCAACTAAATATGGTGATTCTATCGGACAAGCTCAATTAGCAGGTGAATCAAGAAATTCTAACTTTGCAGCAATGTATTATCCATGGCTACAAGTTGCAGACCCTGACCTTAACAGAAACGTATGGCTACCACCATCTTGCTTAGTAGCAGGTGTGATATCTTTTAACGATTATGTTAGTTTCCCATGGTTTGCTCCTGCGGGTTTGAATAGAGGTGGAATTGAAATTGCAGTACAAGCTGAGACTAAATTATCTACCTCAATGAGAGATGATTTATATGCAAGTAATATAAATCCGATAGCTACATATCCAAGAGAAGGTGTTGTAGTTTGGGGTCAAAAGACACTACAGAAAAAACGTTCAGCATTAGATAGAATTAACGTTAGACGTTTACTTATAGCAGCTAAAAAGTTTGTTGCATCAACCTCAAGATACTTAGTATTTGAACAAAATACAGTACAAACAAGAAAAAGATTTGTTGATATTGTTACACCTTATTTCCAAGATGTAAGACAGAAGCAAGGATTATACGATTTTAGAGTAGTGATGGATGAAACGAATAATACTGCGGAGGTTATTGACAGGAATGAATTGAGAGGTGCAATATATTTGAAGCCAACAAGAACTGCGGAATTCGTTATTATTGATTTCTTTGTACTACCAACAGGAGCTGTATTCCCAAGTGATTCTCCTGAAGGAACAGGCAACGATTAAAAAAATAATTAACACTATATTTATATAAAACAAAATAACCATGTCAGCACAATATCGTAATAATTTTCAGTTTGTCGATATGAAGCAGCAAAATCGCTTCATAATGAGCATACAGTCCTATTATGAAGCGGGAGAGCAATCATATTTAATCAAGACTACAGATATACCATCTATAGAAAATAATCCTGTAGCTGTCGACACCATCAACTCTGAATTCAAAATTAAGGGTAAATCAAGATGGCAAGATATTTCAGTAACTTTTTATGACCCTTATGAGTCTTTAACAGCACGTAAAAGTGGTGCTGCTGTTGCTCATAGTTGGTTAAATGATGACCATCACAATTCAAGAACAGATACAGATGAGTACATGTCAACTTATAAGAAGAAGATAACATTATACTATGTTCCACCTCAAGGAGATATTAACGGTCTCACAGGTGCTTATTGGGAATTGAATGGTGCATTTTTTGCGAATATCAATTGGGGTAGTTTTGATGTATCTTCAGATGATTTAGTAGCTGTTGAAGCTACAATATCTTATGATTGGGCAGAATTCTTTGCGTCATAATCAAAACAATTAGTCTTAAAAAATAGTTATTAATAAAAAGTTTTAAATATGAATTTAGATACAAGTTATCCAAAGAAAGATGTTACTTCCGAAACGGAAAGTTCTATCGTAACTCAAGGAGATAAAGAAACTGTAGGATACAGAATACCTACAGAAATTATAGACCTACCATCAAGAGGACTACTTTACCCAAAAGATAGTCCTCTTCATAGTGGTACTGTAGAGATTAAATATATGACTGCAAAGGAGGAGGATATCCTAACTACAGAGTCTTATATTAAAAAAGGAATCGTAATCGATAAATTCTTAGAATCATTAATAGTCACTGAAGGTATACGACTAGATGATTTACTAGTTGGTGACATCGATGCTATTACGGTTGCTGCTAGAATATTTGGATATGGTAGTGAATACGATGTTCATATTGAAACTCCATCAGGAAAGAAGCAGAGAGAAATTATTGATTTATCTGAAATAAGTTTAAAATACTTAGATGACCAATTTGTAGATACTGTTGGATTAAATGAATTTAAGTATGAACTTCCATCATCTAAGGTTAATATTACATTTAAGATGTTGAAACAACTTGACCAAAAAAAGTTGCAAGAAGACATAGAAAAGAATAAAAAAATATTTAACGGACTATCAAAAATATCTTCAACACAATTGAAACATTATATATTATCAGTAGATGGTAATTATGATGCTAAGTATGTTAGAGATTTTGTGGATAAGAACGTATTAGCATCTGATGCGAGAGCTTTGAGAAAATATATTGAAGAAGTTCAGCCAGGTATAAATCTGTCAGTGGAGGTGGCAGATAAAGAAACAGGGGAGACCTTTCGCATTAATGCTCCCATCGGGGTACAGTTTTTTTGGCCTGACGTTAAGTCATAAACTAGATGTTTATAAACAACTTCTAAACATAAGTTACAACAGCAAAGGTTCATTATCATTTACTGAAGTGTATAATCTTCCTGTCTATGTAAGACGTATTTACATAGATGAGATACAGAGGTATGTAAAAGAAGAAAATCCTAAACAAAGTAAAAGAAGATAGTATTATTTAGCAATATTTGTTAAATATAGTATTCATATTATATTTATAGTAAAATATTTATATGAACAAGCATAATTCAAAAGTTTTGGAAGAGGGGTTTTTAGCGGGTATACTAGCATTATTCTCATTTGGTAAACAAGTGAAGATGTTACAGAGAATGTATACAGCAAGTAAAGACCCTGAAATACAAGAGTTGATACATGATATAAAGTTCAATGAACAGCGTTACAAAGATGAGATAAGGAGATTAAAGAAGAAAAATCCTAATGTTAAGTAATGGCTAAACAGAACAAAAATCCTTTAAAAGATTTAGAAGAGTTAGGAAAAGCAGCAAGAGAAGAGGCTAAGAATTTAGCTTCAGATACTGAACAACTTCAAACTAAACTAAAGCAATTTTTTAAAGAAAATACTAGGTTAACAACAGCTCAATTACGTTCTGTTGCTGATGTATTGAAGAAGTATAAGGAATTACAAAAGATACTAAATAATTTAGAAGTAAGTGGTGAGGAATATAAAGATACTGTAGAAGAACTAAGAGATTTATTGGAGGAAACCAATGAGCAGTTAAAGGAAAGTAAATCTTTATATGATATATTACAAAAAAAGCTTAATGAACAACTAAATAAATTAGATGAGTCTGCTACAATAAAGGATAAGATAAATAATTTAGACCAAGATAGTATAGGATTAGTATCTAAAAATACTGATAATCTTGATATAAGCATACAATTATTAAGAGATAGAGTTAGATTACTAGATAAAGCTCAATCACTTATTGATATTGGTGAGTCTAAAACGCTAGTTGATTCAGGCGTTTTTGATGACTTGGTAAAGAGTGGAGTAGAATTTGGGGAAGAAGTTTCATCAATAAGTAAAAAACTTAATAAGTTAAAAGCTAAGATAATACCCGATGACGAAACGGCTAAGGCAAAAAGACTTAAGAAACAAATTGATAGTCTTAGTAATAAGTTATCAGAGGAAGCTGCTAAAGAAATAGCAAATAAGAAAAAATCAACAAATGCTTTAAAATCTGAGTTAGGAGTTAGAAGAGAGATAAACGATGCATATGAAGATTATGTAAGGAGCGTTGATTCATCGTATACTAAGTATGCTGCTATAGCTAATCTGATTCCTTTCATAGGAGGTAACATATCAAAAGCATTCTTACAAGCTAAAGATATTTCTATAGATGCGGGTAAAGCTATTAGAGATACTTTTATAGAAACTAAAGACCCTATAAAAGCTTTAGCAGCGGGTATGAAAGTTATGAGAGGTCATATCGGTATGATGGGCCCTATCATCGGTGGAATGGTATTTGCATTTAAAGCAGTCCATGGTTTACTGAGTTCAATAAATGAGATAACAAAAGGTATACAGGCTCAAACAGGATTAGCATCTGTACAAGCATATGATTTATATAAGAATGCATTATCTGCACAAACTGCTTTCCATAATCAACTATCTACAATAGAAGATATAATTGCTGTTCAAACAGCATATATACAACAATATGGAAGATTTTCACAGTTAACTGACACTACATTAGTTCAGATATCAGATGCTGCTAAGGTATTTGGATATGCCGCTGAAACTGCTTCTCAATTGCAGGGTACTTTTATGGAGTTGGGTGCTGATGAAAGTATTGCGGGAAATATGCAAGTTGCTGTGGGTAATTTGGCTAAGGCAAATAAACTCGCACCCGGTGTGATTGCAAAAGACCTAGTAGACAATTCAGAATATCTCGCAACAAATTTTGCAGGAATGCCAATCGAAGCAGCAAAAGCAGCTATAGAGGTTCGTAAATTAGGATATAGTCTATCACAAGCAGCAAAAACTCAAGACCATTTATTCGATGTCCAAGGAAGTTTAACAGCACAGATGGAAGCATCTGTTGCCATGGGTAAATTGATAGATGTGAGTGCTGCAAGGAACTATGCTCTTCAAGGTGATACCGTGAAGATGATGCAAGAAATCTCCAAGCAATCGGGTACTTATGCTGAGTTCCAAAAAGCTTCAGTACCTCAAAGAATGCTTTTAGCAAAAGCATTTGGTATGGAGGTTGGTGAATTGCAGAAGAGTTTATACATACGAGAGAAGTTAACAGGATTATCGGAAGAGGAGCAAAAATACGCTTTAGACCATTTAAAAACTTTGGATGGTGTAGAGAAGATGAGTGCAGGACAATTAAAGTCTGAAATATCAAAAGCTCAACAAGCTGAAAGATTTGATGTAGCATTAAGCAAAATTAAAAATGCACTTATAATAGCTGTATTACCTTTAGTTGAAGCATTAGTTCCTGTGTTAGAAACTGCATCAAATATAATATCTGCGATGGCATTGTTTATAAAAGGAGTTGGATTGGCATTTTATATTGTTGGATATATTATTGAGGGTTTACTAATGCCATTACAATTCATAAATGATATAATAGATGATGGTTTAGCGGGAGCTGTTAAGAAGTTTGGAAATAGCTTTGCAAATCCTTTAGATGCAATCGCAAAAGTTTCACTAGCAGTAATAGGCATAGGTACAGCTTTTAAAGCTTTATCAAATATAAAATTCGGAAACATCACAAGTATGTTTAAGAATCTATTTAATATGGATACTTTAAAAAGTATACCCGCAAAAGCTAAAGGTATTTTTGATAAAGTGAGAGGAGCATTCGGGGGTAGTAAAGCAGGTGTTACACCAACTGTAGGAGGACAAGCTCCCACACCACCAACTGTTGAAGGAACTGTTAAAGATAAGTTGAATGAAGGTATTCAAGATTCCTCACAAACAGCAGATAAGATTAAACCTAAGTCAGGTCAAAATATAAAAGATTTCCTAAAGAATTTAGCAGCAGGACTTGGATACATGGGGAAGGGAAAAGTCTTGCTAGGGGCAGTTAATCTTATTCCAACATCTGTTGGATTTATAGCAATGACACCTGCTGTAATAGGTATGAAAGCATTATCATTAGTTGATGGAGAAGCATTTAAGAAAACTTTACAAGGAGTAGCATCAGGACTAAGGTCTATGGGTTCAGGCAAAGTGGCATTAGGTACACTATCACTTATAAGTGCATCTGTGGGATTTATAGCTGCTATACCTGCTGTGGTAGGTATAAAGGCAATGTCATTGGTTGACGGTGATGCATTAAAGAAAACTTTACAAGGAGTAGCATCAGGACTTAGGTCTATGGGTACAAGTAAAGTTCTGTTAGGTTCTGTAGCATTAGTATTAGCATCTATTGGATTTATAGCTGCGATACCTGCTGCAATAGGTATGGCAGCATTAGGTTTAGCAGCACCTGCGGCAGCTGTAG